GTTCTTTTATGAATTCCGCAAGAGCTGGCTTAGTCGTTTCAATTGCCTTCTTTGGGCTTTGTTTAGTCTTAGCGAAGTATCCAGCGAGGTTAAGTGCGCGTCCCAACGCTCCAGTTTCCGCAAGCTCCAGTGCATATTGCTTGGATTTAGACTCACTGGATAGACCTGTAGTCCAAGGGTGTGTGTCAGCTTCAGTGCGATATAACTCAGTTTTAATGATATAGACATCGCAATTAGCCACAAGCGACTCCGCCAAGATATGAGTCTTGATTCTATAATCTGGATAAGCATTTATAAACTCCTTTAATCGGTCTTGAACACTTACATAATCATCTAGGTAATTCGACATCTAACTTCTCTCTTCCTGCGAAATCATTTATCGCATCTTCTAACTGTTCTTTCAATGAGTAAAATGTGCCATCTGGCCAGTTCTGTGCATCATCGGCGCAAGGCTGGCAATAGAACCTAACCTGAGCCTTTCGAAGCGGTGTCTCGCTTTGGACTTTCCAGACTGCTGGTGTTGTAGCTCTCAAATCCCAGCCATTCTTATTTTGTCCCCAGCGATATTTGCAGTAATCGCAGTATTGATTGCTATTATGATTGCGAGTCAGACTCAATGTCGTCCCAATCTTCTGGTGTCGAAAATCGTAATCTACCCAAGATAGCGGCATATCCAATGAGATCGAGATACGAATCTTCGCGCTCTGGACTTTCCACCATTCTTGAGAGTTTGGTCGCGATAGCAATAAGCGCCAAGTCAGCTGGGTCTCGGAGCTGAATACCGAGTGCTTTACTGATTTTGAAAATGCGTAGTAAATTGTGCCTCGGGTCGCCATACTCGATGCCCCTGTCGAATAGTGTGTCTCCAGCACTTTCGAGCCATTCATTTAATGATTTCTGTGTATCGGACACTTGCTCTCCCTCTCTTATATCCTTCATTAAAGGCTTTAGCTTTGGCTGAACTCCAAAGAGCCCATAAGTAAAGGCCGAAGAATGGAACGCCGATGGTGATTGCAAAGACTTGCGTATCAGATAAATTAGGAAACATCTGCACTCACCCCATATTTATCAAGCCAATATGCAGATATCTCAGCCTTCGATAAACGGCCTCTAAGCTGCTTCTTACCCATCCGCTCTTTAGCGAAGCGTCTTATTATTGATCCCTTAACCCAATTTGTCTCATCAGTCCAAGCCCCTGCTTGAGAATCAAATCGAATTAGAGCTACTTTATTTATCATTTTGCTCCCGTTCTGTAATCCCTAAATGGATTAACGGGATAAATGTATTTGCTTAAATCTATTTAGACAAGCAATAGCTCGGCGAGTCGGATATCAAAGAAGCCGCATAGCCTCTCAGAATGGGCTTTGTTGCTAAAATCGGTTGTAATCGGAAGGCTCTTCAAAACCCACTCAGGCTCTATTAGAGCCCCTAAGTCAAATTGGTAGATGCCCTTAGGTGTCGCATTGATATACAAGGTCTTAGCGCCCGTTCTAGCCCTTATATCGGCCAGATAATCCCACTTCTTTTTCTCAATAAGTAAGCGGTCATAGTGCGTTCTACGGCATTTAAGCTCGACATAGGAATCGCTGGTAATGCCATCTGCTCGGTCGGTCGCTGATAAGGGCGTCAAGTCTGGATAAAGCGACTTAAGAGCCTCAAAGAGTTCAACCTCTCGAAAGTAGATTAGTTGTCCTCTTCTCCATCTTCCCAACCAATTTTCTTTATTGGGTCATCGGCTGGCACTATCCAATCAGGGTAAGAGCTACGATCCATAGCAAAAGCAAGTGAAGTTCCTTCATCCATACCAGCTCTACGACAAGCTTTATAAACTTCATTGGCAGCAATAGCCCAAAAATCAATCTTTGTTAAAGGCGTCTCTTTAGTAGTGCGCTTACGCTTTACGGGCTTCTTACTTACGCGCTTTCGCGTTGCCATTTCTGACCCCTCTCGCTAGGGCCAATTCTAGCTGAGACTCCATTTTATCAAGGCGCGACACTATTGGAATATTCTCCAATTTAATTATGTAGCGAAGGCCAGCAATCAGTAGGGCAATTGATCCTAAGACTGATGCGACTAGGGTTGCGAGTTCAGCTGCGACCATTACCGGACTTTGCCGTAACGCTCGTAGTTAGGGTTAAGCCAGTTAATTATGCTAGGCAAGACTGACACTAGAGCGGCATTTGCAATCGCATTGAGGTCGAATCCCACCGCTAGGTAAGTCGCTAGGGCTGTCGCTAGGAATGTCTTTGCCCAGCTTTCGGCCATCTTCTTTAGGTCGCTCATTAGATTCTCCTTCGAGGTTGAACCATTTGCCATCTGTGTCTCCCAAGCTAGTAAATGATATATGGAAGTGACTACGATGAGGATTAGCGCCTGTATATTTACGCCGCTTCCAGCCTAGTATTGGGCTCATAATCTTGCCATCGTAGATGATATATTTGATGCGCTTATCGCCCTTCTTGGCGCATTTACGAAGCTTCTCAACTAATGCATAAGCTTCTTCTTTGTGGGCGTTTAAATCTGCATCAATGTCTAAAGCTCTGACGATTCCTCTTGCGTCTGGTATATGGTCAGAACTGCCCTTTGCAAGATGCCGAGCATCAGCCACCCAGCCATCAGACTTACGATCCCTATCAAAATAATCATCATCTATCTGATTCCTTAGTTGAATTCCAGCAGCGCATAGTTTTGGCATTATCTTCAGGAATTGTGCTAAGCCTCAACCCAGCTAAGGGTTGCCTCATCCCAATACCAACCTAAACCTTGAGGTCTAGGTGTTGGCGCTTGCCAGTTATGGTCAGCATCTAGCGACCAAGAAAGGTAAGGCTGTGGCGCAATAAATACATCTGCCACAGGATCATAGGTATAACCAATACCAGCGTATTGTTTGCGGATATTGTTATTGTATGAAGTGCGCTTGCAAACTTGGCCTCTAAAATTACCATACCAAGTTTCAGTATCTAAACCTTCTATCAATTCACATTCATCAATGCCAGTAATCACTTCAGTTACTATATTATTTTTATCTAAAAATGCGTAATGTGCCATTATGCCCAACTCACATTTCCTGTGCCAGCAGTAATTGTGGCTCGTTTGTAACCGCCACTTGCAGCACTTTCTGTTCCTGTTAAACCTGCACCAATAGTAATTGTTCTGCTATCTGGATAACGCAAGATTACTACTCCTGAGCCACCCGTAGTTCCTGGTGAGCCACTATTACCCGACCCACCAGCACCGCCGCCTAGATTTGCCGTTCCAGGGCTTGCCGCCCCACTTTGCGAGCCAGCACCGCCGCCACCAGTTCCAGCCGTTCCAGGCGGTTTAGAGGCTCTGCTATCACCGCTTCCAGCACCGCCACCAGCATAAGTAACACTTGAACCTGTTATGGATGTAGCAACACCATTTCCACCATTACCGCCCCCTGAAGATGTAGCATTTGTAGCCGCTGCCCCAGCACCGCCACCGCCACCGCCCATACCAAAAGTCGCGCCATCTGTAAAACCATCTCCGCCATCAAAACCTTGATCTGGTGTTCCAGTTCCATTAGCTCCATTATTTCCACCGCCACCACCACCTGAACCGCCATTTCCACCAGCGTTACTACTTGCGCGACCTCTACCACCGCCTATGCTTGTAATTGTAGAAAATGTAGAGTCAGTTCCATTAGTATCTACTGCACCACCAGCTCCAATTGTTACTGTGTAATTTGTAGAAGGTGTTAAATTCAAAGGAGTTTGTAAAGTGCCGCCGCCGCCAGTTGCCGTAACTGTTGAACATAACCCACCACCACCACCGCCACCTGAAAAATCAAAACTGCTACCACCGCCCCCAGCAACAACTAAAAAATCAACTGTTATAGTGCGCGGATAATTCTGACTTGCAATAATCCCGATTAAACTCATTACGCTATATCTCCTACGACCAAAAATGTATTTGATGCGGTGCAGATAATAGAAGCTGCGCTATATCTTGCGCGTAGTTTAGGCGCTGTTGCTGTTGCACCTGTTGAGTTGATAGTTACACCTGCGCCTTGCGATAGAGTTACTTGGCCTGCGCCAATCTGAGCTATATTTATTACATCACCTGCGCTAAATACAGATGGTGGCACAGTTAGCGTAATTGCGCTTGCATTGTTAAGAGTTACTAGCTGATTGAGGTTGGCTGCTAATAGCGTATATGTAGTGCCTGTCTCTGCATCAAATTCTAGTTTTAATCTTAGTGTTACAGTTCCGCTGGTTGCTCCGCCTGATAGACCAGAATCTGATCCTGTCGTAATTCCTTCAATATCACCAGTAGGGGTTGCCCAGCTTGGAACTCCTGCTGCAACTGTTAGGACTTGCCCAGCTGACCCAATAGGCAAAGCAGTATTTACATTGGCAGTTGCTGATCTATAAGCAAGTGCGCCAGTAGTAGTCTGTGGGTTTAAGTTCTTTGTCGTTGTATCGATTGAGCTGCCAAGGGTTCTTATGGCAGCTGCGCCATCCTTGACTAAATCTGTATCATCTGGAGTCTCCCAGTTGTAATTCGTTGTATTGGCCATTAACTAATAACTCCTATCGCGTCTTGCCATTCTAGCGTATTAAGAACACTATTCCAGCTTTCCGCTGCATTGACTTGAGCCCATTGTTGGGCAAAGGCCGAGAACTCTGTTGGGGTAGCTAAAAAGGTAACTGAGAGGCCTGAGACGGAAGCGTTGAAGGTCCAGCCCTCGATAAAGCCAGTAAATTCGCCACCTAGAATATTAAGGGGCAGGTTGTTAATTCTGACTGGCTGACCCATAAAAATATTAAGCAAGGCATCTCGGTCGGCGTTATCAATCTCTGGGGATTGCAACGCAAATGTGATTGATTGGAAGGTGTTTCTAGGCCAAGCGCGAAGCTGAATTAGGCGATCTGCTACACCCTCGACATCCGCTGCATTTTTCAAATAGCTATTAAATTGCTCGGCAAATAACCCGTATTCGGCTTGAGAGTCTAAATCTTCAGCCGTATAGGAGCTATTAAAATTGTTGCCATAGTCCATAATTATTTTATTGCTTAAATCGCCTTGACGCTGGATTATGCCAATGCCAGAAGCTATGGCGTGAGAAGCGTCTAAGTCTGTGTAGCCGTTGGCTATTAAATAATCTTGGCGATGGCTGGCATCCGCGTAGTTAATATTGCCATTAGCATCTTCATACATATAACCAAGGGCCGAGCTAGCAATTTGATTAATTATTGGGTAAATGACGCTATCGGTAATTTGGCGGCTAACCATTGTGTATTCGCCAGCGTCAATTTCGCCAAGTCCAATATCGCCAGCATTAGACCAAATCTCAGTAGCAGGTTCATAGGTTGCCCAAGTTTCAGCTGGTGGCAATTCATTCCAACTGGAAAGCAATAAGTCATCTAGCAAGTCGGTAATCTGAGCGCCGTCTAAACCTTGAGCTAAATTGCCGTCAAATATTGCTCTTTGAGTTTTGGCTAATGCGCCAATTGCGGTAATTCTTAAGCTAGTAATAACTGCACTTGATCCTGCGCTGCGGACAATTTGCCTTAAGTCTGAAACGCGACCGCCAAAAATAGCCACATAAGCGCCAGTCGTATCTTTTACTTCAATGGTTACTGCTGTGTTAATACCAAAATCATAATTAGTTCCATCGGTATTTATGACTTCTAGTGAGCAATATCCTGCTGGAGTAGGTGAGTTTATATCCTGACGGCCAGAGGTAATAGTTAGGTTGCTTAAAGTTACTGAAGTTAATTCATCGCCATTGACTAAAATCTTCCAATCGGGAGTCCAAAGGGTCATAGGATTTGGGCTGAGGTTCTCAAATCGCCAGCGCCAGTAGTTCCGCGATTAGTAGAATTGTTTAGCGCCAAGATGACTGCTCTAGTAAATCCTTCTTCATCTATTGCGGAAGGTGCATTGACATTTACTATGACATTGCCGCGTTCTTCTCCGCGTCTAGCAGCTGCTACATCAAAGCTAGAAGGGATGGCATTACCGCTTGGAACTATCGTTGATGGGGCAGTAACCAATGATGGTGACGAAACGGAAGGACTAACGACATTAGGTTTTGCAGGTGTGACTGGAGTAATTGTTACTGATGGCGTAGTTGTGACTTTTGGAGTTATAACGACACCAGATGGCAAAGACGCGGCTGCAACTGTGTTTGACGATTTTGTTCCTGCATCAAAATCTACCTTAGGTATTGTTTTTATATCAGGCCCAGATTTAATTAAATTCAATCCGCGAATAACGGCATTTATACCAGTTATTGCTGCGTTTATAATTGGCTCAAGAGCGTTTAACGCAAAGGCTACTGCGCTGACAATTCCAGAAGCAACTTTGCCAATAATTTTAATAGTATCTGCAAAACCACCAGCTAAGAATGGAACTAAAGTATCTTTGGCAAAATTGTATAATCCCCTAAAAGTGTCCTCATTTTCTTTGACGGATTTAATGACTGGATCAATAGCATTTTTCTTGAAGCGCTCAAAAGCTGGGATGGCAGTATCTGTTATGAAAGTCAGCAGCTTCTCAATGATAGGCAATAAAGCTGTTCCGACACTTTCCTTCGCTTCATCAAATGTGACTTTTAATCTTGCAATTCTGCCCTCAAAAGTATTAGCTTGGACTGTAGCTGCGCCACCAAAGGTATTGGCTAATTGTTTAACTGTTCCTTCTAATCCTAGGGTCTTTATTTCGGCAGCAGATAAACCAACGCCTAAACGAGTAAGAGCGCCAGTATTGCCTTCATAAGCTTTACCTAAAGCATTCGATACTGCCTCAACACTTTTACCAGTAGCAGCTGAAATATCTAAAGCTAGGTTCAATAAATCTTGAGACTCGGTTACTGATCCTGTAGCAGTTGCTAGGCGCTGAAGCGCTGGACGCAATTGGTCATCAGCAACGCCAGTAGCCAAAGAAGTTTTGAGAATCTGCTCCTCTACTGCTGCAATCTGAGCCTCGGTCGCACCAGTTACATTCTGTAAGGCATTTGCTAAGCGCTTTTGGGCTGCCTCATCTTCAATAGCTGCCTTAACCCCATCAACGGCTAACTTGACTGCATAGGCTGCCGCTGCTGCTGCTGCTGCTGCAAAGGCGGCTGCTGCAACCTTGCCGAATTTTTCTAACTTACCGCCAAATCCTTCAACCTCTTTAGAGCCAGTATCAAGATTTTTCTTAAGATTATCTACATCGGCAAGAATTGAGAGCTTGAGTGTTCTACTGCCAGCCATTACTTATCCCACTCTTTCAATATCTTGGAAAATGCTTCTTGCCATTTCTTAATCAATTCAGGCTGAATCTTACGAAGGGTTGGGTAGATAAAGTAGCCAGCGTTTCCGCG